AGTCGAAGTAGTAGAAGAGAAAGTTGGAGTAGTCGAAAGCAACAACCTGAATAAGGATGGTGTTAGGCGACGAAGGAAGCGTGTGGCAGAGAGTCTGAGCTACAGACTCCCAAGACCATTTAGTGACGAAAAATTTATACCTAAAACTTTAGGTTTAAATTATATAACTCACTATGTGGCCTTTCTGAAGGAAACTGGAAGGAGTCATTTGTTGGAAAAAGATATTTATATCGATTTTACAACTAAATGGTGTGACGCCTTGCAGTATTGTGATACGGCATATGAAGTCGTTGATTATATCAATGATGGAAAAATACCAGAGCGCAAGTCAAAGAAAAATGAAACTTTATTACCTAAGCCAAAGGAAAACTATATATTTAAAGATCAAATCGAAGCAATTCGATATTTGGGAGACTATATAGACTTTCTTGAGGATGAAGGTTTTGGAGATTGGTTATCAACTGGATTTATAGATGATTTAACTCAGCGATGGGCAAAATCATCCGCAGAGAGCAAGACTCTATTTAATCTAGTTGATTCTCTAAATGGAGTAGGAAAGAGTGAAGCTAGTGGGGATCATAACTGTGATACACTAGCGGAGCAAATTCTGAAAAATGTAGTAAAGTTTCATAAAATCAGAGATGGAGAAACTGTAGCAGCTTTGAACGCAATAAATTTGAAGGGAAGTTTATTTTTATTACCTTATCATTTTTTTATGAGAGGGGGAGGCCATTTAGATCATGGCTTCAGTATAAAAATAACCAACGGATTTATTTACGACAACAACACATACGGAACAACTGGAAGTTTAACTATACCGTTCAACGCGAACGATTTAGTAGTAGGCTCACCATCACTCGACCGAAAGGACGATTGGTGTTTGTACGACGCAGGAAGGTCATGGGCGCCAGGTAGGAATATTTTTAACTACTTTGCGACCGATGAAGATCTTAAGTTTATAACATCAGCGCCAGCTATGTTAGTACTTAAAGACCCAATGCGTGTGTACCACCATACAACAGTATCACCCAATGATATGACTAGTTATACAATGGATGATGATGGTGGAGGAAGATTCACTTTAGTGCGATCTTGGCAATACAAGGCAAATACTAAGTATGGGGACTGTGGAGCCCCCTTACTGGTTCGAGATAATCGATTGCCGCGTAAAATCATAGGAATGCACATAAGTGGAGTGAGTGGAACGGACTTCGCTTATTCTGTAGTTTTAACGCAGGAAAAGATTAAAAACCTTTTACCTACGGTTGCTCAAAGTTGCGTCTTACCAGAGTTAGATCTGGAAAGAAGGCATCGACATATCATGTTTAACAACTTTGAATATGTGGGGAGTGTCCCCAAGAGCAAACAAGTTATATCTTCTAATGAAACTATGATAAGAGAGAGTTTAATACACGATCTCTTTGAGAAGAAGAAGTTCCCTGCAGTCTTGGATTTAAACGATCCAAGATATGAGGGGGAACAAGATATACTTGAAAAACAACAGGATAAGTACACTGGAACTAGAGTTGATCTAGAAAATCAACTCTTAAACGAAATAGTAGAGGATATTGTCAAAGAACATTCTATTGACCCAAAATATCCTCGACCTATTTTAACGGAAGAACAAATGCTAAATGGATATGATACTCTGCCAAGAGTAGATCCGCACACTAGTGCGGGATATCCATACGGAACAGGCTGGTTTAAGAAGGAGAACAACTTACCAGCACTGAGTGGAAAGGAAACTTATCTCGAATTAGTAGACAATCAGTGGCGTTACAGGTCACCAATCATGAGAACGATTGTCGAATATAGAGAAAAGCAAGCAAAGGAACTGAAAAGAGTACCAAGTTTTTGGACAGCATCATTGAAAGATGAAACTCTAGGAATGAACAAAATTACAACTGGAAATACTCGTTTGTTTATGAATCCTCCAATGGATTTCACGTTATTGTTGCGCAAGTACACTGGTGCATTTTCTTCATTTGTGTTTAAACATAACATAGATTTAGGATGTGCAGCTGGGTTCAACCCGGAAAGCGGAGCATGGACACGCTTAGCATATAAATTGCTAGGCGTTAACGAACGAGTAGGAGCACTGGATTATACATGGTTTGATGGATCTCTTGGAGCCCAATTAATTTTTGGTGCCTTGGATATAATCAATAAGTGGTATAATGGTAGTGCTGAAGAAAACAACGTAAGGACAACTTTATTTCATGAAATAGTCTTCTCTTACATACTTGTACGTAGAGAAGTTTATATGAAAATGAAAGGAAATCCTTCTGGAAATGCATTAACTATGGTTATGAATAATCTAGTTTCTAAGATCTTGCTGAGAGTTTATTGGATGGCTTTGGCCCCAGTAAATTGGAGAGATTGTGCATTGTTTTCGCAGAATGTAGTTAGCTTTGTCTGTGGAGATGATAACATCTTCGCAGTACCCCCTGAGTTTGAGGAATTCTTTGGTGGTGAAGACATCATTAAAGTAGCTGGTACTATTGGACTGACGGCAACGTCAGAGAGGAAAGACAAAACATCCGTCTATAAGCTTTTATGGGAAACTACGTTTCTTAAAAGAGGATTTAGGCGAGATGGTGTGCATATCAAACCCATATTGGATCTCAAGTCAATTGAGAATATGATGATATGGATTAGCAATTCAAAATTTATGACTCCATTGCAATGCACTGCGACTAACGTCGAGTGTGCTTTGCGCTACTTGTATTTTTGGGGACCTGAGGTTTATAACCATTATCGGGACTTCTTAATGAAGGTCAGCAATGAGAGAGAATTAAATTTGCCTTTAGTAACTTATGAATACCAAGATCGTATTTTTAAAGAAGTGGGTGAATTGCCAAATGCTTATGCACAAATGTTGGCTCCCAACGTAAAACAGGAGACGGAAAGATACCGTAAAAATCATCTAAGGGATCAAGCTAAAGATCCTATACGTAAGTATAAAAGAAAAACACAGCCGTCGGGGTGCGACGCTAAACCAGCCACTGAAGAAAACAGTAAAAATTGTAGAGTAAGGGTGAAGTTCACACCTTCCCAATTATATTTGTCACCTCGCAAGAGATGGACCTTAAAATGGGAATATGATATAGGAAATAAAAGAACTACTCATAGGAGTATAAACATAAAATTCAAAATGGACGCAGACAAAGAAGAATTTGCCATCGGGGCATTAAGTCATGAAAAACAATCAACTCTGGAAATGCAATCATCAGCACCACCGACCATTAAGGTTAGTGCTGTAGAAGATGCATTGGAAGGAGAGATAAAGTCGGAAAAACGTCAAGGAATTATCTTTGACGAGCAAACTCAAATGACTAGTATCAGTAATACTGGGGCTAGTTATAGTGGAACAATGGAAGAAAACGATTGGAACATGAAGAATTTCTTCATGGTACCTGTGCGTGTGGCCTCTGGATCATGGGCAACAACTGATGCGGTGATGAAAGAACTCAAATTCTTTTATTTGGGAGATATGCATCAATATTTCTCAAGATGGAAAAATGTCATCAATCAGTACACGTACTACAGGTATAGGGTTCGTTTTAGGCTAGAAGTAAATGGAACGCCATTTCACGCAGGAAACCTAACATTAGCTTGGAGACCTAGTGAATTGACAATCACGGATAGATCGACTGTTAAGGCTATACAACACGTAACTCTGAATGCCTCTTACAATACAGTGGGAGAGCTAGAAACTTACTGGTTTCAACCGGTTGAGTTTTTGTCAACAGAAAGTCTTGTCACTATGGGAAGATGTGGAGTTTATGTGTTTAATACCTTAACAGCAGGCACTGGAGCGAGTACTTCTATTGGTTGGACATTATATGCCCAACTTTTAGATGTAAAGTTATCATTGCCTAGGCCGCTAACTGGATCAGCGCAAGGATTGGTTAATTTCCAAACCATTACTGTTAACAATAGTGGTTCAGGAAATACACCAGTGAATACAACAGGAGACACGTTCGACACTAAAATGTCAGGGCTTGATTTGGCTTCTAATGTAAGAGATCCAGAAAAGATGTTTAGATGGGGCTTAAGCAACCCTTTCATGGCATCTGGAAATCCTCCGGTAGATCGAATGTCAGCGTATCCGTCAGGATTAACAATGGCAACGGAGAACACGTTTAACGTGGGTTTCGATGAAATGGACATTGATTGGATAAAACGTTTGCCAGGGTATTTGCGCACTGTGTCATTATCAACGACTCAGGCTTTTGGTAAGGTTATAGCATCGGGGCCTTGTGCTCCGATGACTAAATTAACTGGACCCAATACAACAGCAGCGTATACGCCTTTGCATTGGTTAGCGTCTCACTATGTAAATTGGAGAGGCGATCTAGAAATGTGTGTGGAAGTGGTATCATCTCAATATCACACTGGCAAGTTATTCTTTGGTATTAACTATAGTATAACTTCAGTAGCAGACTTTTCAACATCTGGAGTCGATCCAACGACTTACTATGGAAAAGTAATAGAGATAAACAACAAGGAAAATTGTTTCACTGTCACTATCCCTTATCAACATTGGGCTAGTTGGCTTGATACCATGCCAAATGCAGGATATTTTAATGGTAGTAATACTGTTACAAATACTAATTGTATGGTTCCCCATACAAGAGGAAGCGGTGGAAATTATTACACTCTCGGTGAGTGGTTCATTGCAGTATTGAACCCACTAGTTGTGCCAGCAGGTGTATCTAGTTCAATAGACTTGAATGTCTATATGAGAGGTGGTGAAAATTTTGAATTGCACAGACCTGGATTTAGTGGATATCGGGCGACCAACATCGCACAGATTGAAACAATCGGAAATCAAAGGAACAAGGTTGATGCACATGCTGTTACGCAGTTTGTGGAGAGACCACGTTCAATCAGAGATTTACTCAAAAGGGCAGTGATAGCAGAACGATCACAGCTCTTGCCGAGTAAAGGTAATGGATCAACAGCAAACAGGGGATGTTTTTATAAGCAAATTGACATTGATAATGTCATAGCAAATAATGCACCTTGGAGTGGAATCTTAAATTCATACAATGCATTTGTCGGAGATTGGCGAGTGAAGATTGTTATGGATTTTTCTGGAATAGACGCAGCAGCATCGGAAACTGTGTATGTCGGTTTTGCAAATAGACCGAACATGGGTAGACTTAACGAAAATGGTTTTGGCGCAACGATAGATCAACTATTTCCAATGCGCCTGTCAGATAATTCAACGGTAGCCTCTGAAGCTATTAATATTGATAATTTCATGGGTTATGTTGGTGGAGCCTATACATTCGGTAATTTTAATGCTTGTAGTGGGTGGGAAACCTCTCATGTCATCACTAAAAATTGCAACACACTGGAATTGGAAATCCCTTATTATAGTTTCTTGAAATATGCGTCAACGGGGGCATGTATCCCGTCAACGACTAGGGCTTTTGGTTATATGTATTTTATACAGCCAAGTAACTCGGTCAATGAGATCAATACGGATATGAAAGGAGCTAACGTTACGATTTATTTCTACGCAGGTGATTCTTTTAGATGTGGACAATGGCTAGGACCTTCGACTTTGTCGACAGTTAGATCGGTAGTCAACAACACGCGGTATAATTATTTGGGAACTTTCGGTGTAACTACCGTAGCTACCAGAGAAAATACCGCAATGCATGACTTCGATGTTGTTCAAGTGTAGAGCGCACTAAAAATGCTCAAGGCTTTTAATATTTTTGGCTATCAAAAAA